CCCCCCCATCTGCTGTAAACTCCGCGGCACCCTACTGTAAATAGTGCTTGACAACCATTCTGAGTTGTGCTATCATTATACTATCATTGTGTTGTCACAATGATTAGCTCGTGTGAATCACACTAGGAGGCCACAATGGGTAAGATATGGTACGGTGATGTGAATAACATCGATGACTATGGACGCGCGATTGATAATGTGTTCATCGATGGTAGAACTAAGCATGGTCCGTGGGCCATCATGAATCCAACGTCGTTTGAAATGTATGGCGTTGGGTTAGGTTTAGGTAAAGGCCAGAAGTATCAGCGCAGTGGTGTTGGCGTTGATGGTAAGGTCACGTGGTCAAAGGTGGCGGGTTAGATGGACACACCAATTGAGAGGATTGTGATCATTGCATTGGTCTTAGGGATATGCGTGATCATGGTGATGTTAGCTACTGGTTGTCAGATGCCGTTGAGGACAGGAGGCTAGGATGAGGCTAGGTCTCGCATGGGAGTTGTTGCATCCAGAGATGACGCCTGAACACTTGGGTTTGATCCCGTTCTGGTTATCACACGATGATCCTGATCCAGCGTGGAAGCAGATCGATAAGAACTACGGCCATGGTGGTGGCTGGCGTCACGGTGACATGAACTTCCATATGGATGCGCATCATGTGTTGCGTTATCCTGGTGATCCTCCACTTAATCCGTTAGCGCAGGCAAGGCTGCGAGATGAGCTGATTGTGTTTTATGATCATGCAATTGTGGCCATCGTGCAAGAGGATGGTTCATTTGAAGTGGCGAGGATAGACTGATGAAGAGCAAGAGACAGATGGGACGTGAACGAAGACGTGTGTTGTGTGAGCAGTTGAGGCTTCAGAGTGAGATCTTGTGTGACTCACACAGGCATGAGGGCAGACAGACGATTGTGTTGAGTCGCATGATGAATATCATTCTCGATATCCTTGGTCGAAGGGAGTTGAATGATGCGACGAGACAGGCGCTTGCGAACCACTTCGAAGACTCAGCCTACGCACGAGAAGGTAGCGTTGAGTTGGGTGGGGACGGTGAGCGGAACGCACTACACCTTGATGGTGCGTTCCGTATCGATGAACTCGCAAAGCGGATCACTTGGAGTCAAGTACGAACAGGTGAGATTATCGAGGTTGAAAGATAATGCTTGACAAAGTGTTTGCACTATGCTAGCATAGTAGTCTTCGCTTGGAACAGAGGTGTCCCAAGTCTTTTGCGTTTCTAAGTGTGACTCACACTAGGAGGACGAGCATGTCTGAACTGACTAACATTATCATTGGACTTCAACGGCTGGGTGACGCTGTGCAAACTCGTGGCGACGACCTACGTTATGTGCAGCAGCAACAGACATACGATCATGTTGGGTGGATAGACCAGCAACTTGATATGGTCGAGAAGGTACGCAGCGTCTTGTTACAGGAGCGAAAAAAGTTTATGCCTGTTGACGAGAGACGTCGACTCGAGGAGAAGCAGGACTCGATGCCTAAGGTGGTGCAAAAAGGCCCAGTGTGAATCACACAAACGGTGGAGCAAGGCTATGTCTTATGAAACGACAATCGTCAAAGCCCTTTCACGTCTCGGTAAGAACGGGACTGAAAATCCTGATTCGAAGCATAACACTGGTCGCCTGTTGGGCGAAGCGTACATGTGGGATCAGGTAGAGAAGTATGCCAAGGCTAGGAGCGCTGCAATCTGGAAGGAGATGGAAAAGGAGGGGCTAGTGCCTGACAAGAAGACGCTTGATCCTGGCGACCATCAATTGTCAGACAGTCCTAGCTTCGCAGTGTTCGCCAAGGTAACGCAGCCAATCAAGAGGTTTGATGGTGACGAGTTGGCGAACCTACTGGCGAGGAGTAAGTACAAGGTGCCGCTCAGCACGACCAAGGAGATGATCGATCAGGCGAGGGTACCTGGCAATCCTGCGGTGCGAATGGTGGTGGTCGAGCGATGACAGCAGGCAATGGTACACTTGTGCTCCAGCCTACCGTTGCAGAGATGACAACGGAAGAGCTGGAGCGTCATATCGAGTACGTGCGAGCTAGGCGTATTGTCGTTGCGATGGAGTACATCGAAGGACAGAAGCTCAAGGTTGAGCACGAGGTCGATAAGGCTAAACGTAAACTCAAGGCTCACTACGAGATGTTAGAGAAAGAACTCGATCGCTTGGACCGTGCCATATTCACATGTGAGGCACGAGTCCGAGCGATCGAGCAACTGCGTCAGGAGATTGAGTTCGATATCGACTATGTGTGAGTCACACGTGGAGGTCGCGATGGACAAGGAGCAGTTACCTAGTTGGTACAGGGTTGCAGAGGATCAGGCAGACCGTGTGTTTGGAGACTTCGTGTATCGGTCGATCAGTCAGATAAGCAACAGCCGTGACTGGTCTCCAGAGGCACTCACAAGGTTCCAGACGGATACGGTTCGTGGGATTGAGTTGCGTGAGTTGGTCATCGAGAAGCTTCAAGGGATTGTCGCATTGCAGCGACTGAGTGTAAAGAGGGAGAACGACGATGCAGTTTATGGAGTTCAATCGAAGGTTGGAGAGTTGTCATCTGGACGAGGAGACGAAGTATCTATTGACTCATCTGTTCGAGGTACTCACGGAGAACGCTAAGCAGATGGATGTTATGGCAGGGCTAATGAATGCCTTTGCCAACACGTTGCAAGGTATCACGACACTGCATGAGAGTACACAGGAGCGGCTGAAGGACTTGACTCAGGAGCGGCACGCGGAGGTTAGGAGCGTCAGGGAGGAGTTTTAACGTGAAGATGGCGCAGGGGTATGTGACGGATGACGGCACGTTCTTTGAGAGTAAGCTAGAGGCTGAGCTATTCGAGGCTGAGATGCGGCTGAGGGGTCAGCTGGTTGGTATGGATGCGAAGCTTAACCCTGAACAAATACTGGCAATAATAATTGAAGTTATGCCAGATGTACGGAGATACATAGATGCCTATCAAGCCCAGGATACCGCTGCACGAAATCAACAGGCCAAAGAGCAGGAGCGAGAGCCGCCTGACTCAAGTCAAAAGGCCGAGGTTGTGGAAAGTGGAGGCTACGTCTCCGGCTCAGAAGAAGAGCTTGCATCCCTTCTCAAACTCCCGACTAGAAGACCTAGCCATGTGCCCGACATGGGGCGTGGTGCACAGTCAGAAGAGGTACCCGTCAGGCGCAAGGTCGATGGCGCTTGAGTGTGGTACGGCTTTGCATGAAGTGTTTGCGGCTGTCAGGTTGTGGCAGTTGGATAGGGTGCAGGGCTTACCGAAGCATACGAAGTACAATGGTGCCAGGATATTTGGAGAGCTGCGATGGAACATGTGCTGGAACCATTGTGTGACTCACACCGACGAACGGGATCAGTTGCTCGAGTTGTGTTTTGCGATATTGAAGTCAGGCAATTGGAAGGACGACGAGAAAGATCAAGTGAGGACCATGACGAACATGGAACTCGCAACGATTGTGTACTGCGATGAGCAGCTCCCGAAGATGGACAACTGGCCAATCTACGTGGAGGATAAGGCGAATCCTCAGTCTCTGGTGGGAATTGAGCAAGTGTTTGATGTGGTTCTTACTTACGATGATAACTATGAAGTTAGGTATATCGGTACGGTTGACGGCTTGGTGCAGAAGGCGAGCACTAAGGAGTATTTCGTCGACGAGAACAAGACAGCTGCTAGATTAGGTGAGGGTTGGCGCAACGCGTTCGACATGAAGCATCAGCAGACGGGCTACTGTGCTATCAGCTCGGCGTTGTTCCGGTTCAAGGTGTTTAGGTGTCGGGTGACTGGACTGAGGATCAAACCAGCAAACAGAGGTGAAGATGTCTATCCTTTCGAGACGATCGAGCGTACCGAGGACTCGTTTCAGCATTGGGCTACGTGGGTTCGTGAGATGGCTGAAACGTATATCCGGTATAAGGATGACTTTGAGCATGCAACTAGGTTCACGCACTCTTGTAATCGCTTCTTTCGGCCGTGTTCGTTACTTAGTTTTTGTTCAGACACGCCGACGGGACGGTTGCTTGCTTATCACGAACACATGGTCCCAATGGATCTGAGCCCCAGCGAACGAGCAGTGAGTGATGTTTGAAATTGAGAAACATGAGCGATTGGTCAAGCGGATGACCATGATCTTATGGGGGCCTGCTGGCGTAGGCAAGACGACGTTGGCTGCGACGGCTCCAGGACATAAGCTGTGGTTATCGTTTGGTGACAATGAACATGTGTCTGTTGCGGGACGCAATGACGTGGAGGTCATGCCACTATACAAGTACAGTTATGATGATGTGCTAAAGCATGGAAGGAGTCCTAATCCATTTGGGTTGGATAACATATTGGAGAAGAGGGACTACATCGATACGGTTGTGCTCGACTCAATAACTGCATTGACAGATATGGCGTTGAGGAAGGCGGTTGATGCTGGGCTGGGGGCGAGTAGGGAGTTTAGGCCTACGATGGAGCACCCAGGCATGTCAGCGTATGGAGGCCGCAACGCGATCACGCTTGATGTGGTGTATAGGTTGTTAACGGTTACGGCGAAGCATGGTGTGCATCTGATCATCACGGCGCATGAGGCTGATCCAGAGAAGGATAAAGAAGGCGTCGTTCAGTACATTACGATCATGCTTGGCGGTAAGATGGTGAACAACGTGTCGTGTCGTCTGTCGGAGATATGGTATCTAAGTGAGGATGCTAAGGGTAGACAGTTAGCGGTGAGGCCTACGCGGAAGCACAGGCCGATGAAGTCACGTATGTTTAGGGGTGTAGGTGAGCCTGAGTTCATTCTGACATATGACTCGGATAAGCCTGACGAGGGGCAGATGACCATTGCCTCGTTCTTTGATAAGTGGGCAGCGAACGGGAGCAAGTTGCCAATTCCACCGTCCAGGAGGGACAAATGAAGCCAACAGAGGAGGTAAAAGCGGCATGCGAGAAGATATGGAAAGAGAAGGGCGTGTCCTCAGTATACAAGAGGGCAAAGTGGGCATGGTATCGCGGTCGTCTTGTCCCGTTTGTGGGCAAGAAGTACCTGTCGGACTACGATTCCGTCTTGTCGAAGGACGAGCGGTCTGTGTGATTCACACGAGTTCCCTGAGCAGAGGGTTCAATGGTGCGGACAGCTGCTCCTGTCCAGCAGACAGAGGAGAAGACCAAGATGGCAAACGATGAACCCATGGGAATCATCGAACTTGAGGATAGTCTTGCCGACGTCGAGAAGCCTCAGGAGATTCCTGCAGGTAAGTACGTCGCTGAGATTCAGGACGTGCAGGAGCGAACGTCTGCTAACGGCAATACGTACTATGCCATCCAGTTTCGCGTGGCACCAGACGAGCTTCCTGCTGATGTTGCTGAGGAGTACGAAGACGGAGCACTCTTGTTCTGGAATCGTCTTCTAAAGCCAAGAAGCCGTTCAGATAGGCGCGCATTGTTTAACCTGCGTAAGTTTATCGAGGCGATTGGACTCGACGCGAATACTACATCGATCGATCCGAACGATTGGATGGGTCGTTCTGCACGGTTGCATGTCGCTTTGGGCAAGTACCAAGGTGAGGATCGTGCAGAGATTCGTGCAGTCGAAGCTGCTGAGGCGGCTGCTCCGGCTCGGGCAGCTGCGAAACCGGCGAGTCGTCGTCGGGCTGCTGCTGAGTAACTGAGTCTGGGGTCTGGTGTGATTCACACCGGACCC